TTTAAAGAGGCGTAGCGTTGATGCGTTTAACAGAGTGTTAAACGGTTTAGATACGACAGCGTTAAAGGCGCTGGAGACGTTAGATTGGTTTAACGAAGTTATAGGAGAGTAACATGGAGTTACGTACGCCTTACAATTACGATCGGGATGAGGTGTCGAAAAACACCGCGCTCGTTTGTGACGATGAAACATTGACTCAGCAAAATTTTAAGGATGATGCTGATTTGAATGTAATGATTAGGAAATATGGCGTTCTTCCCGTGCAGGAAGTTAATTGGAATGAGTTTGATAGTACGGTGATTCCGTCAGATTATCATCAACTACAGAATAAGTTGATAGAAGCCGACCAGGCGTTTATGAGTTTGCCGGCAGAACTTCGGAATGAAGTGAATAATGATCCGGCACAATTGTTGGCGATTATTAGCCAACGAGAAGCTGAAGCGAAAGCGCAAGCGAAGGCTGCCGAAAAGGCAGGTAAAATTGAAGCGTCGACCCAGGCGGAGCCGGTCGATGCAGACAAGGCTCCTGAATAGGAGCCGCGTCAGTAGCACACGGTTATACTTGATTTATAGTGTGCTAGGTGACACCCTAGTTAAAAGGGTAGGGCCCCCACTACGAAAGTAGTAGGGAACAAGTAACAGAAAAGTGATTTGATGTTACAGGTAGTTGCATAATTTTTATACAGAATAATGATTATGCGACATTTATGTGCAAGTGCACAAATTAACCAGGAGCAAGTAATGCGACCAGTTAAAAGAATGAGCGTAAACAAAGGCCGGTCGGCCAGCAAGTTTCGCAAGCAAGTAGGCAGAACAAAAATGGCAAACCTGCGCAGTAATCCAATGCGCGGTGGATGGCGTTTGTGATTTATGCCGTGTTTCAGCCCGCTTAATGCGTGGCGGACAGACAACGGAGAAGTCGTATTTTGGCGAAGACAAGACGCAAAGCAAGAATTAACGCTTCCATGCGGATCTTGCGAAGGTTGTCTGCTAGAGAGATCCCGACAATGGGCCGTCAGGTGTATGCACGAAGCTCAGTTGTGGGACAAAAACTGTTTCATAACGTTGACGTATGAACAGACACCAGATTGGAACAGTTTAAAACATAGCGATTTTCAAAAGTTTATGAAGCGATTACGGAAAAGGTTTAAGGGAGATAAGGAGTACAAAGATGTACGCACTGGTAAAAGCACTTTTCCTATTCGGTATTACATGGCTGGTGAGTATGGGACGCAGCGTGGCCGTCCTCATTACCACGCTTGTATCTTCAATCATGCTTTTGAGGATATTGAGTTTCTTCGACGAACTAACAGCGGTTCTAACCTCTATCGTTCGGCACAGCTGGAAAGCTTATGGCCGCACGGTTTTAGTTCTGTTGGTGATGTCACTTTTGAGTCTGCTGCTTACGTTGCACGTTATGTGATGAAAAAGATGAAACAAGAGGAGGTAGATAAAGGAGCAATAGTTGATCTAGAGACCGGTGAGGTTATGCCCCGATTACCGGAATATAACAGGATGAGTTTGAAGCCAGGCATAGGCGCAAACTTTTTAGATAAATATAAGAGTGATGTGTTCCCCAATGATTACGTGATTGTTAATGGACACAAAGCGAAACCGCCCCGCTATTACTTTAAGCGATTAGAACAAGCGGATCCAGAAACGTACGAGTACGTGAAAGGCAGCCGTGAACTAAGAGGATTAATAGAGTGCGAGGACAACACAGAAGAGAGACTTGGCGCACGTCGAAAAGTGCTCCAAGCGCAATTAACACAATTACAAAGGAACTTATGATGGAAAAGCCAGTAGTAGTTTTATTCGATAATGTAGCGCAAGCGTACAAAGACCCTTTCTACCCACCAACAACGGGTGTCGCCTTAAGAGAATTTCAGGATGCAGTCAACGATCCAAACAATGGTCAGTTGTATAAGCATCCGCAAGATTTTGACCTATATATCATAGGTTCATGGGATGAACAGTCAGGCAAAATGACTGTTAATGATGTGCCAGAGAAACTGGCGAATTGTTCAAGTTTGAAAACAGAGGTGATGAACAATGGCAATGATGCATAGAAATCGGAGCGCATCAGCGCACCAGTTCTCAATGATACCTCGAGCGGAAATCCCTCGCTCGAAGTTCCAACAACAGTCGACGTTAAAAACAGCGTTTGACAGTGGTTATTTAGTCCCAATATACCTGGACGAGGTGTTGCCGGGTGACAGCGTTAATTTGCGAATGACAGCATTCGCACGACTGGCTACGCCCTTATTCCCGGTGATGGACAATATGTACATCGACACCTTCTTTTTCTTCGTGCCCAATCGATTAGTTTGGTCGAATTGGCAGCGTTTTATGGGCGAGCGAGATCCGGATCCGGATTCGTCAATTGATTACACAATCCCAACAATGACATCGCCAACCGGCGGTTATGCAGTAAATTCATTGCAGGATTACATGGGATTGCCGACAGCAGGACAAGTTGATGTTGCAAGTACGGTTACCCACTCGGCTTTATTTACAAGAGCGTACAACCTTATTTACAACGAATGGTTCCGGGACGAGAATCTCCAAGATTCGGTTACTGTTGACAAAGGTGATGGGCCTGACACCTATTCTAATTACACATTATTACGACGCGGAAAGCGGCATGATTATTTTACCTCTGCCCTGCCGTGGCCACAAAAAGGCGATAGTGTAACGTTGCCGTTGGGCGATAAAGCGACTGTTAATATTCAGGATTTGGTTGGGACAACTTATAACGACTATAAGTTTGTTAGCCAAAACGATTCTGGTGATAACAGAATGATTGCCCAGTTCGATGATGGTACTGGGACGATTTATAATGTTGCTACCGGTGATCAGTTTAGTTTGTATGCTGATTTAAGTACTGCAACCGCATCAACTATTAATGCAATACGTAATAGTTTTCAGATTCAGCGATTGCTTGAGCGCGACGCGCGAGGTGGTTCGCGTTATACAGAGATTATACGGAGCCATTTTGGTGTT